CTAGATCCACACCAAACTCGTCTTCGTGGTCATAACAGGAGTATCCTGCGTGACTCCAAAAGGTTTTGGCCCGTTCACGGGCTGGTGCGTCGTATAGATTAAACTCAGACCGCTCGAATTCCTTGTACATTCGACATGTACCCCTTTTGGTTTTCAACGTAGGCTGAATTAAAGCCTCGTTGCCATTCCTTGTGGTTCAGAGACCCGCTAGAGAATGGAGAGTTAAAGTTACCTTTGCGGAATGCTTCGATTCCTTTACGAAAGGCGTGTTCAAGTGTTTGGTTGCTCATAACCTACCTCTTGGCTAGTAGCTCCTTGTATGTCCCACGTTTTAACTCCGTCATTAGTTCTAGACGCTTCTCTTCGCTGTAGGCTAACCACATTCGAATGTCGTCTGTGTGTCTGCCGCACCCAGTGCAATAATCACCTTCGATGCGACAGACCTTGATGCATGGTGTGCTTATATCCCGCACGATCCGCCTGACCCTGAGATGTCACAGATGTCGTGCGTCTCGATGTGTTCCTCGAACTCTTCACCGAGCTTATCGACGGCCTCTTGGTATGGCACTGAGGTCAGAGGCTGACCGCCACGAGACCCATCAGGATAACAAGTGAAGCCACGTAGTCGGGGTGCATACTTAGCCAACGTATTAGCAAAGTCTTCAACCGTATCATCATTGTTCAGCTTACTTCCGTATGAAGGTAGATTGATCGTAGACGAGATGGACATATCGACGTAGTCCTGTACATCCGCTTGGAATGCCATTCGACGCTCATAGTCCTGCGCTAGATCCAAGGCGGACTCCACGTTCTCTGGATCTGCTCCATAACGATCAATAAGTTCTTGGGCTGCGCTATCTACCACGTACTGGTACATCCAACGGTTCTGGCCTTTTAGATACCGACGCTTGTAGGCTACGGCAAAAATAGGCTCCACACCTGTAGAAGTGCCAGCAAGAATACCAATGGACCCAGTAGGTGCAATAGCCCTGTTTGCAACAGGAACTGATACAGACAAACGATCAGCAGTCTCACGGCTAGTGCGATCTGAAACCCCACGGTAGACAGACAACCAAGCATGTAGCTCGGGTGTAACTTCATAACGATAACCTCGTTTAATTAGCCATTCATGCATACCCATGAGACCAAGTCCGAGGCGGCGGTTTTTCTCTCTAGTCTTGTAGACTTTTTCGTAGGGCAGCTTGGCTTTCAATGTGCCGCAGATTAAGAACTTGGTTACAACTTCTACGATCTGAGACATCTCTTGGATGCTTTCGATGCGGCCCATGTTAATGCTCGATAGGTTACACACATCACTGTCGTCGGCTGACGTGACCTCTGTACAGGCGTTCCGTAGTGTCTCCTTCTCCTTGTCGAAGAAGTTGAATGAGAAACCCGGCTCGGCTGTCTTCAATGCCTGACGCACGTTCTCAGTGAACACGGCTCCCGGCTTTCCTGTCTCGTAGTACTGTAGCAGCCAGTCTGTATCGTAGTTGACCGAGATGTTGGTCATGTCTAACGGCGCAGGGAAGTTGAAGTCATCTTGCTTGATGTCCCACAGCGTCGAGCCTGTGTTACCTACGGGCATATTGGCCCAGTCTTTGGCGGATAAGAACTCGTTGATGTCTCCGTGCTGCCAGTTTAATGACGCATAGATGGCTGATCGACGGCTGCCGCCTTGCATTACACGGCGTCCAATTTCGTTGATCATATTCATCTTAGGGATCGGGCCAGACGCTTGTCCGCCTGTCTTCTCAATAGGAGATCCCGCTGCACGATAGACTGAGTAGTCTACACCGATACCGCCGCCTGTCATCAAGGCACTCTCCGCCTTCCACGACAGATCGGCCCAATCTTCTCGGGTATCTTCCTCTGCCTTCAGCAAGTAGCAGTTGTTAAAGAATTTGTTTGGTCTCCCTGCATAATACAGATACCGTCCGCCAGCTACCCACTTCATGTCACGGTGTGTCTCGTACAGGAAGTCCTGTTCTTCCTTTGTTAAATATTCACCACACACGTCTTTGATAAGGGTCTTAGACAGTTGGTCCCATGTCTCTGCGCCTTCGTGCTTATACTTATGATTGAAGATGTCTTCGCTAAACTTAGACCGAAACATTGGGTTCAAGTTAGATTTGAAATTGCTCATTATTACCTCACCGATTATCGCCAGAGCCTTGGATTACGCCCCGTGCCATTCTGCTATTCAATTTGTCTAGATTTCGTTGGGCGATTGTTTCCATACCGATGCCCAAGTCGGTACACAGGGCGGCGATGTACCAAAGTACGTCACCCACTTCGTCTGCGATCTTCTCTCGTTCCGTTGGATCGAAGTGTCCATTCTTGTCACGTAAGACCTTCTTGACCTTACCTGCTACTTCACCCGCTTCACTGACTAGTCCGAAGGTCGGGTATGTAATTACGTCTGCGTCTGGGTAGACTGCCGTCTTAGACGCTTGAGTTTGATAGTCTTCAAAATTCACTGCTACTTCCTTAATTGTGGGTTTCCATTTTTGCTCCACCCACTGACAGGACAGACTCTTGTCGTATGTGAGTAGAAAGCGATGCTTGCGGGTTCTGGGACGCCACTCGCCGTCGAGGCCTTTAACCTTGCCTCTAGAGTGCTTCTTGAACGTCCCATCGGGCTGCTTAATCCAGAAGTCATTCTTGGCGTCGGACAGTCCGTAATATCTAAAATTCGAGGCGGCATAGACGGTGCCTTGATGGAAGTCGTTATCTGCGTAGGATAAGATCGAGCGTACATACTGAGACGCTTTGAGCTTGCGTACTGATCGGCTAACAAACCAACTGGCTAGGTTATGCTCAGACGATTGATGCTCGGGATGCAGTACCAATCGAGATAGCTCCCAGAACCCATCCTGTTCTGTGCGTGGTAGGCCAAAGCAACCCTTGAGTAACTCAGGCACAGGCCAACCAGTAAAGATACACACACCCACCAGATTGTCTCTGTGATGCAGCCCAACATTAAAGCCAGACTTGAATCCCTTCGATATGTTGGAAAGATAGTGGTATCTTTGTAGGAGCGGTACGCAAGCAGTCTTGCTGACCAAGCGAACCGAGTAGTCCGCCTTACTCATCTTCGCCCAGTACCTCGACAATCTTACTGATATACCACTTCGATTTCTTGAGATCCTCAACGGCCTTGCCTTTGTACTTGAATCTCCAGAGGTACTTCATTGCATTGCCTTGGCAGTACGAGATGAACCCGTCTTCACCTAAGGCGTGATAGATCGCTTCGATGCATTCAATACCACTCGTATTGTAGTGTGGTGGGTGGTTCACCATGTCATTGGCTTCATCGAGAGTCAGCGTGTATTCTGTGGCGTCAAAGTCCATTCTGTTCCTCGTATGCATCAGTTGAGTTTGTTCTTGCTGAAGGGGATAACCTTCTTGTCTTTGAGAGCTTCGAGTAGCTCTTCGTCTGGCTCAAACTCGATCTCAGTGGATTGCTGCAAATTGTTTATTGTCCGCAGAAAAGTGCCTATCATCACGACATGCTCTGTCGCCGACTCCATCATTGTCTGTAGGCCGTTGAGCATATCGATGTAGAAGTGTGCCTGTTCTTCTGAGACATCGTCGGTAATGTTGTGACCAGCAAATACCTCGACTTCACCATCGTCTAAGATGCGTAGCCGTTGTAGTAGCGTGTCGGGTTCAAGATCCTTGGGGTCCATGTCTGTCCTTCATCAATTTTAAAAAGAATTCTGCGTCGATCACCGCCAAGGGCCGCTTTCGATCACCCTTGATGATGGCTATTGGCTCGGCCCCCTTGGGGGCATTAGCCTCGGCTTGTTCCACTACCTTGTAGATGGCGAAGGACTTGAAGGCCTTGCATTCGATGGACAGTGGTAGGAGCTTTCGGGCGGCCGGTGATAACTGTAGATCTTCACCACCAGCCCCCATACTCGTGGAGCGCACATCACCTTCCTCTAGTTGAGGAAATATCTCGTAGATCTTGTCTCTGACCCACTGTTGGTGCTTGCGTCCCTTGGCTTTGGCGGAACTAGGTTTGATCGCCATTAAGCTCTTCTCCCTCATACTGGGTGTACCAGTAGTACCGAGGGTTCTTAGCCTTAGACATTGTCTGCGGTAGATGCTTCGCCTTAGGCCAACACGAGCCTAAGTAAGAACAGAAACTACATTGTTCAGGCAGTCGCTTTGAACCTGTAGGCTTACGATTGAACGTCTCGTCCTCAGGCTCAAAGCAACGCTTGAACTCGCCATCAATGTTGTCAATCTTATTGATGATTTCCTTCAGCGTAGATTTCTTACGCTTCGGGTCATCGGGGCACTCGACAAACTTCACATGGCCTGTCGATTTGTCCACAACGATCCAGCCACCTGCTTTTTTCTTTTGCGCCATAGAATAGACCATCAACTGATCTACATAGCCAAAATCATCGTTGTCGGCTAAACCCTCAAACCCATCACTCCACTTGTGAGAGAAGGCCCAAGGGCTGGCGGACTTTGTGTCCCATACCGCATCATCGATGTCGATGTCGGACTCTCCTTTGATCTCGGTATCCTTAACCTTCAGAGAGACCTTGTCCTTGCCACCAGTGATGTTGAAGTCTGCTACCCGTAGCAACACCTCAATAATACACTCGATAGCATCACCGTGCATCATGCGTACAATATGATTGTAAGGCATACGACTGCGAGGCTTCCCCATCTTCTCCATCTGGAGTTGGCAGAGGGGTCGCCCTGCATTAGAACCCCGAATGCGGAAGTTGTCTTCTGGCTCACGCAATAACTGCTTTGCCATAGCCTCTTTCCACATCTCCCCTGCGTCGTCGATTATCTGATAGACGTTCTTCTTATCAGCAAGAAGATCATCATTCTCATTATTCGACAGACGCTCTAGGAGTCGGTGTAGTCGTATTTCGTATGGATGTTCCATTACTCGTGATCGTCTTCCAGATCAGAGTCCAGAGCTTCCATAGCCGCCACATCAATGGCGTCCAGACCACCCAACGAGGCGTTGTACTTCGTCTTAATCTTCTCATTCTCAGAGGAGATCATCTCGGCAAAGTGTAACATGGTCTGGTATGTGTCGTCGTCTAGAGCCACAGGATTTAGTAGGTCAGGCTCATAGTCGAACGTATAGTATACCACAGATCCCATCTCTTGTTCAATGGCACGAACTGTCACCCAGAAGTCTTTAAAGTCTCGTCCTTTGATATTTCGGATAACCTGATCCTCGAAGGTCATATAGTTACCACGCTTGTTCATCAGGATCATCGGCTGGTTCTCGATCTCAACCTCTTCACCGTCCGCCGTCACGCCTTTGTAGGTCACAAGCCCACGTAGCTGGCGAAACAGATCTATGCTTTTGAATCGAGACTTTTCTTCCTTTGTCCAGTCCGCCATCTCCTTAGAGGTAGGCTTACCGCAGCGAATAGTGCCTAGCTCATCGATAGGCTCCATTGAGAACCGTGGGATCATCACGGTCTTGTTTCGAGGTCTCATTTCCTCTTCGTCGAAGTCGATCCACTGGAACACCTGAGACAGTACACGGATCTTCACTTCTTCTGCGTAGACCTCTTTGTCGAGGCCTTTCACATAGAACCAACCAATCTTGTCCTTGATTGATCGCCCCGACTTATCTTTGCGTTGATAGTTAATCTTCAACTCTGGTAAACGGTTCGATGGTCCTGTGTTGCTTCCACCTTCTGGTGCATCGTTGATACCCAAGATGGCATTGAGTTCAGCCATTTTTGCTGGATTTGCTACTGCTAAATCACCCATTGTGATCTCCTCTTTGTTAGGAATTTCAGATTAGAATAACTAAGTGCGTCAGTCAACACTTAGTTCCGTCTGTTCCATCCAATTTGGGCCATAAGATCCCTCGATGTCTAAAGGCAAAACGCAGCGGTACCCGAAGCGTCCCTCTAGCTCGTCTGTGACGCCAGTCATGGCCCACTTGAGCGCACCATTGACCTTTTCCAGTTCGTCTGGATGGATGTCTACGACGATGGAGTCATGCACCGTCAGGATGATCTTTGACTTCAGGTTAAGTGACTTGAAGATGGTCAGCGCACGGATACACGCCAGAGGGACTTGATCCGCTGTAGCAAAGCTCTGAACTGGGAAGTTAACCACTTGCGTGTGGTTGGTAATTCTTCCTGACCGAAGCCGTTTAGCTCCGGGGAACGCAAACTGTCTGCCACTCGGTGTTTGTATAAATCCTCGCTTGAGAACTTGGTCTGCGAGTTCGCCGTGCCATTTCTTGAGGCCTTTGTAGACATTATAGTACTCCTGAAAATATGTTTTTACATGATCCGGCTCACCTGCGCCCATGCCGCCGTAGAGGGGGCTGAACGTCACAGATTTTGCTGCGGAGCGTTGGTCCTTGGTTACCTGTTCTGGTGGTATTTGGTGGATGATTGACGCAGTCTGGCTGTGTACATCCTTGCCGTTCAGAATGTCTTCGATGATCTGTTCGTCTCTGGATAGTTCCCCAGCGACTCTAAATTCCAAACCACTGAAGTCCCATTCTCCGATGAGACCGTTCTCGAACCGACTGACAATCGCCTTACGAACCTCGAACTTTGATCCCTTGGGTAAGTTCTGGAAGTTGGGGTTAGTAGAACTCAGGCGGCCCGTCGCAGTCACAGTCTGATTAAAGGACGAGTGCAATAGACCAGACGGTCTAGTCCATGTCTGGATGCCTTTAACGAAACTGTCGAGGTAGGTACTGATAGCATTCAGGCGGCTGATCTTCTCTAGAAACTCTACCGCAATCAGGTTGTCCTTGAACTTGGCCTGACTGATCAGCTTCTTGATTGTGATCTTGTCAGTCTTAAACCCATTAATCGACGCATCGTCTGCCGACGTAGGGTTTAGCTTCAGTCCCGCTACCTTACCGTGTGGTATGTATAACGCACCTTCGCCATGACAGACTGGGCATTTGTTTAGCTGCTTAAACGGCGTACCGTCTTTGCGCATCTTTCGAATCTTACCTACGCCTTCACACTCGATGCAAGACTGAGCCACCGTCCGATATATCTTCTGGGTCGTCTCACGTACTGCACGAGAGAAGGCCGCTGCATTCATCCGAGGCGGACGTAGCTTCTTCCCTCTGTGATCGACGCCGATGTTCCATGTTGTACGATGTACTTCTTTGTCCATCACCTGACGGCTGTAGATTACCTTCGATAGATCCGCACCAGAGTTTAGGTTGATGGGTGTATCGCCCATGACTTCGGTCACGATCTCGTCGAGACGTTTCTCTAGTGCGTCCTTCTCACGCTGATAGTTGCTGCCGACTTCGTTCAATACGTCGAGGTCAATCTTGATGCCGTTGCCTTCGATCTCTAACAAGAAATCCATCATGTCCATCATCAGATCCATGACCTTGACCAACGGCTTTAGCTCGTCTGTCGCAAAGTCGTCTTGTTGTTGATAATAGATCTCGGCGCATGAGATTACGTCGGCCTCTGCGTACTCGTGTACAATGTTCAGAGGCATAGCCTCGAAACCAGTGCCAGACTTGAACATCTCATCGACTAGGTCTGACTTCTTACGAGTGACGTTCCTACGCTCGGCTGTAGCTTTAAGCGACAACTCGGTGCGCTGGCCTCGTGCCAGTATATATTCTGCCACCATCGTGCAGTATATACGTTCTGGTATACGGAAGCCCATCTCTAGTAGCCAGAAGGCGTCGAACTTAGCATTGTGGCATACCATTACGTCGGCCCAGTCTAGGGCTTCTTGTAATGCATCACGACTATCAGGTACTGGCTGTTCGTTGTGATAGAAGACAGAAAACTCTACATCTAAGAACACAGGATCGCTCTTAGCCCAGTAGAAGGCTACCGCTTTGTTGTTTGGGTTCTTAGGCGAGTTGTCTGTTTTATCTCCGAGCTTGCATACGGTTGTTTCACCGTCCAAAAACAAAACATTCATTTGTAGTACATTCCCTTCAGCATCTTTTCGAGCATCAGGAAGTGGTCAAGGATCTGTAGCTGCTTTGCCACAAGATGATTTGGTTCTTTTTTCTGCTCGGCTTTTTTCTTATCGATTAGTTCATAAAATTCTTGGAGATCAGTCTCATTCAACATAACGGCTTACCTCTGGTTGAATGTTGCAGATGATCGTTCCATGCCATCCGCTGAGTTTGTTCTTAGAGATCGTGACAAAGCGTGTGTGGTCTGGCTCATTGCTCTCCACTTCAGCGTTATGTCGGCCTACACCAAGGATCAGGTCAGACTCTGCCGCCTTACCAATCTTGGAGCCTTCCATCATCGTGAAGGATAGTCGGGTCTTCTTCTCTGCATCCGCAGAAGCCTGAGACACGGCTAAGACTGCACATTGCTGCCTCTTGGCTACCTCACGAAGGCGGCGATAGAGTTCCCGCAGCCGCTCGTGTGATGCGTTGTAGTTGCCTTCAATTTGCACCTTGTCCGCCTGATCGATGATCAGTACGTCTACCGCCTCGGATTCACACTTGGCCTCGATCTGGGCCAGCGTCCAATCCTGTATGTCGAACATCTCGATGTTGTCTTCGATGTCTTCGAACTTCTTACGGCATAGGGTAGGGGCATCAGCAATCTGGTACTTGTCCATGCCAGACCATGCTTGCATTGCACGGTACATAGTACGGCTAGTCTGTTCCTCGTTGCCTAGGTATAGGACTTTGGCTCCTTGCTCACAGAAACCACCCGGGGCGCAGCATAGACTAATGACAAATGCCGTCTTGCCTGTGTTGGGTGTGGCGAAGATAATCCCGAATTCTGCGGGACCAATACCATAGCAGACTTCTTTGATCGTTGAGATGTTAAACGCCCAACGGGAATCATCTCCGGTTTGAGCCATAAGCTCAAAGATGTCTTTCGTAGTCGGAGTACCAAAATCATCGGGTTTGAAGCCATCGGAACTCTCCTCGATTAGCTTGCGTAGCTGTTGTAGTGCGTCGTAATTCCCTTGGTTAATCGCCACGCCTAAGTTGGCAATGTCTAGTCCACGGGCCTGACGCCACATATTAGTAATCACATCAGCCGCAATGTCGTCGGACATTGGGTCGGTCTTCGAGATGACGTTAACCAGATCCTGAATGATTGCTTTGTCTGATGCGGTAGCTACTGGGTTTTGCATCTCATACAAGGCCATCAGTTCCTTGGCTGTGATGTCATGGTCATACTTATCATGTGCCGCAATCAATACTTTGTAGAGATCTTGGGCATCGTCTCCGAAAAAATCGGCCTTCAGTCGGCTCTTATTCTCTCGGTAAAATTGGCTCGATAGTAGGTTCCTTAATACTGCGTGGTCCAATCGGCACTCTCCTCTTCAAGTTAGTTAGGATTTATTAAGTGGCACGACACGCACCGATCTGTCAATAGTCGGCATAAAAAAAGCCCCGCCGAAATGGCGAGGCCTCTAAGTACCCCTAGTATGGGGAAGGTCTAGTTGTTGCGGAACTTCATCCGTTTGATGTCTAGTGGAGCATCACCCCGACGCTCTTTTAGATCCATCTGATAATGGACAACTCTACGATTGCCCGTCACGATATTCTTCAAGGCTGCTTCGAGCTTCTCTTGCTCTTCGGCTGCTTCCTTAAACCCTTCGAACTCAAAATCGATGACCAAGATCCCTCTGGCTTTCATGGTTATACACCCTTTCCTTTAGTTTTACGTCGGTACTAGGTTAGCTTCGACGGATATTTGTTAATGCAGAAGATCGACTGCGTATGATTGGCGGCTATAAGGAAAAGGCGGGGGGACCGCTAGGGGGATTCTGTAATGAGGCCGTATAAACCATCATATTTATAGGAAGCTCTGCGGCTTTAGTACGTGACCGCATACGGTTAACTCTAGCATTGCTACTGCCGCCCGAGATGAACTCCCAAGTGAAGATGCTGTTTACCGTAGTATACTTTGTATCTGTTCGCCAGTAAGGCATTTAAGATCGGTCTCCGTAAATCTTACAGTAGCATTACACACTGACTGCACACTCTTAACGAGAGACAGTGCCTTGGAACTCGCATCTTTGTCAAGGACTATCAACACATGAGTAAAATGGCGTAACCTAGCCTTAATACGGGGCGTCATTCGTGTGCCTAGTAATGCGAATCCAGAATAGCCGTCTATCCGAGACACAGAACATGCACTAGGAGTGTCCTCTACTAATACGGGGATACCTTTACCTACTAATATACCTTCAGCCGTATTGCCGTAGGTAAACCATTTAGGTGTGCGGTTGTCTAAGGCTCGGCCTACAGCCCCCTGACCGTCTTCGGTATAGAATAGGACTCTATTATCTCTTGGGGCGTACTTAATCTTGATAAGACCTCGATTGTAAGCCTCTAGGCTATTCACTGATTCGAGATATGCCATAACCTCTGGGTGATGATCTACTGAACTGACAATCGATGGTAATGAGTTGTAGTATACAGCCTTAGTCTCACGCCTATGGATGTAGTCTTTAACTCCAGTGATACTTCTACCGACTCTGTATGAGCCTTTGACTCCGCATGAGGCTCTAAAGCAATTCCACAAGAGCTTACCGTCTTGCTTTAAGATCCCAAACTTCTTTCGTCCGCCACAGAATGGACAGTCTAATGATCTCTTCTCTCCATCTTTGATCTTAATCGAGGATAAGATGTCGATTTGATCCCTGTACGAATAATGCATACTAAACCTCTATAGGGGATAGTTCGGGGCCAAACGGCCCCTCACTTATATCGCTAAAAAAACATTTGTCTAGTGCTTAAATTAGCACTTTGGTAACGGCCCAGCCACTCCCGTTTCCTGTAAGCCATTGGTTTTGTTATTAGATCGCATAACCTGAAGGTCGTAGGTTCAAATCCTACTCCCGCAACCAAGTGACTGAACTCATTAGGCTTTATGCCTACCAATGGGGTGGAGTGGGTTTTAGTGGTGTCATTCCGCATTTTTTTGGCTTCTTTCTTTAGCACGTCCACGTTCTTCCGAATCCATAGGTCTGATTTCTGTTGAAGGCTCATCCTTCTCATAGTTTATGTGGTCTTCGATGAAGTCATACACCACCTGCATGTCGAGCTTGGCTGCGGCACAGTAGAGTACTAGCCTAAGGCCTTCCTCTGCGAGTAGACCACGGGCGTGTGCGTCCATGTGAAAGGAGTAGGTAGCTGAACCGTCTTCGTGTTCCTCTACGGTCTCTACTCCGATTATTCCTGCGTCAGTATTCATTCTTCATACATCCTCAGTGCTTCCCACGAGACAGGGTACAGCCTCATCATCTCGTCATTGATCTGATCGGCTACTAGAC